GCCCAAAAGAAAGCCCAATATCGTAAGGTACGCTAAACTAGAATCAATGTTTTATCTAAATTAGTGGCTGGCTCTAATTACGAAGTAAATATACAACTGAATGTTAAAAAGATTAACCAGCAGTTAAATAATCTTGAGCGAAGAATAAAAAAGTTAAATGATATTGCAATGGGTCAAAAGGGTGTAGGAAAAGCAGCCTTAAAAACAGAACGAGACAAACTAGCTCTCGCAACTAAAACTTTTAGAAGAGAACAGCAGATAACCAAAGAAAAAGCAAAACAAAACAAAATAGAAAAAGACTCGGCAAAAACACAGAAAGCGGTAATACCTAGGCACTCAGGTGCAGCTATGGGTCCTAGTTCTCCGTTAAAATTTACGAATCAAGGAACACTATTGCCAGGTAATCCTATACCTAAAGCACCAGCGTTTACAAAAGGAGATATATCAGGAGCACTAATAAGTGGTGCGTTTCCATTGTTATTTGGACAAGGAGCGTTAGGTGCTGCTGCTGGTATTGGTGGTGGATTGATCGGGTCAAAACTAGGAGGACAGACAGGCGGTTTTGCAGGAGGTCTTGTTGCTACTGCTGCTCTACAGACTATCCAGCAAACTATTTCTGCCATAAGTCAGTTAGGACAAGCTATGGGTCCTTTTGCTCAAAATACCGATGCTGTTACAGCAGCAATAGGATTACAGGGATCAGCACAGGAAGCTCGTATAAAATTAATAGAAGAATCACAGGGTAAAACAGCAGCTTTTAATGCTTCGATGAAATTGATGGGAACTAGAATAGGAGAGGATGGAATTGAGAAACTAAAGAATTTTGGAGAGAGTACAAGACTTATTGGGAGTGAAATGGCAATAGCGGTAACAAAATTACAGGCTTTTGGAGCAGGAATAGCTAATTTNTTATTAAGAATTAGTGGAGCTAGGGATCGTTTATCAGCAGCAGCAGCAACTAGAACTGTTGCAGATGCAGCAGCACTTGGTAATACTACGGCTCAAGGATTAGTGGATAGAAGAGCAGCTATAGAAGGTATGCGAGGTCAGGGAGGTTCAGGTGCTAAAAAAGCAGCACTTTTAGAGGAGTTGCAAAAAGAAGAGCAAATATTTGCAATAAGAGAGAAAGCTAAAACTCAAGCTGATACCATGTCCTCAAAATTTAATGATATGGTTAAGCAAATAAAGGATCAAGAAAGCACTACAGCCAGAATATTAGAGCTACGAAAAGAAGGATTAAACCCTGAGTTAGCTCAAACAATCGCTAACTTAGAAAAAGAAGGCGAAATTAGTAAAGATAATATACAGTTTGAAGTAGACGCTCTCTTAAAAAAACAAAGAGAGGTGGGCATACTTGGTAAAGAAGATCAAGAAAGATTAACTACTCTTGAAGCATCCCAAGATGCTATTGATGAACAAGTAAATGGTTTGTCAGAATCAGTACAGGAAACTCAAAGACTTAACGAAGCAGCAAAAATAACACAAGACGCTTTTGACCAACTAAAAGATACGATTGTAGTAGATATAGGAAATGGAATAAAAGGTTTAATAAGAGGAACACAAACTTTAAATGAAGCTTTATCTAATGTTCTTAATAAGATGGCTGATGCTTTCTTAAACATGGCTATCTTTGGGAACGCAGCAGGAAGTTCAGTAACAGGAGGTATTTTTGGAGCTTTAGGTTTTGCAGCAAATGGTGGACCAGTAAAAAGTGGTAAACCTTACATTGTTGGTGAAAAGGGTCCAGAATTGTTTACACCAGGAGTGTCTGGTAATATAACCCCAAACCATAAGTTAGGAGGTTCAACAAGCGTAGTGGTCAACGTAGATGCTTCTGGATCGTCTGTAGAAGGTAATGACCAATCTGCAAATCAGCTAGGTGAATTAATAGCGGCAGCAGTACAATCTGAAATTGTAAAACAAAAAATGGATGGAGGTTTATTAAGCTAATGGCAAGTTTTCCAACAACTGTTAATCCTACTTATGGGTCTAGAAAAAACTCCGCACCAAACATTCGTATTGCACAATTTGGTGATGGTTATCAACAAAGATCTACTTTTGGTATAAACCAAAATCTAAAAGTTTATCAATTTACATGGAGCAATATAAGTGAAACAGATGCAGACGAAATAGAGACATTTCTTGATGCAAGGGCAGGTGTTGAAAATTTTGATTACACGCCTGCTGGTGAAAGTGCCAGTAAAAAAATGATCTGTAGAAATTGGAATAAGACAATACCTTATTTAAATAGAGCTACAATAACAGCTACATTTGAACAGGTTGCAGAGGCATGATTCAATTACCAGCCACTTTTGAAATTGATAGTAATCAAACTGTAAATGTAATAATAATAAATTTTACTGACCATCCTTTTAAAGATGGTGATGTCGTTAGGTTTGCATCAGAACATTCTCAACTTCAGTATTGGGAAGAAAATTATAGTGTCGTTGTACTTAATGCAAATCAATTTAAATTTGAAGATGTCCCTGATGAAGTTTTTAATCCTATAAATATTACTTTAACTGAAGTTCATGGAACTACAGGTAGTTGTACTGTTGCTTTACAGTCTTTAAGAATACCAGCATCAGTAAAACTAAGCCCTGAGTTTCAATCTCTTGAACCTTCTGCTGAGATAGAATTATTTAAATTTACTTTTGACAAAAATGTAAATGGACAAACAATCGATCCATATTATTATCATGCTGGTACGAATGAAATAAACACAAATTTAGTTTTTAACAGTATTACATATGTGGCTTTACCAGTAAAAGTTACAGGTTTTGATAAAACAACAAAAGGCACTATGCCTAGACCTAAATTTGAAATAGCAAATACTGATAGTGCTATTTCTGCATTGTTTATTTTATATAATCCAATTCATGCTGAAGTATTGAGAATAAAAACTTGTAAAAAATTTCTTGATGCTGTGAATTTTACATCTGGTACTAATGCAACAGCAGATCCTACAGCAATTTTTGAAGCTGATGATAGATGGTATGTTGATAGAGTAGTTAATGAAAACCCTCAAACTGTTGCACTTGAACTGAGTGGTAAAATTGACATGACAAATTTACGTTTACCTAAAAGAAGATTTAGAGAATCAAAGGTAAAAATTTAATGCAAAAGTTTTTTAAAGACGCAAAAGAACACGCACTTAGAGACGCACCAAAAGAAACTTGCGGGATTGTTGTAGATAATATTTATTATCCCTGTGTAAATATTTCAGACACCCCAAAGGATAATTTTGCTATACATCCAAAAGATTATTTAAAAATAAGATCTAAAGGAATTTTTCAATACATTGTTCATAGCCATCCAGAAGGAGGGGATGCAAGTGAGCCTGATAAAAAGGCTTGTAAAGCAAGTAAAATACCTTGGTACGTTTACCTTATTCCACAAGATGAATGGCAAATTATAAATCCTTAGTTGGCCGTCAATGGCTGTACGGTAAATTTGATTGTTATACTATTGTTAGGGATTACTATAAATTGTTAGGTATATTTATGCCAGATTATGAAAGGCCAAAAGATTTAATAACAAGTAAAAGTATTTTTTTAGATCAGGCAAAAAATTGTAATTTTGAACAAATTGATTTTGAAAAAAGAAATAAAAATGATGTCTTGATTATGAAATTAGGTACAAAAAATCCTATGCACGCTGCAATTTTTCTTGGTAATGACAGAATTTTACATCAAAAATATAAATCTTTAAGTTGTATTGAAAACTATAATGCTTATTATAGAAGGAGTACAAAAGCAGTTTTTAGATATGCCAAATAAAGTTCTGCTTTTAGATGATTTAGGAAAAAAATATGGGGAAACTCATATTTATTATAATTTAAAAACACCAGCAGATGCTATTAAATTGTTATGTATAAACTATCCAGAATTTGCAAAAGATGTTTTTGAATTACAAGAACAAGGTATTTTTTATAAAATAACGCAGGTAGATACTAACTTAGGATTTAAAGATTTATTTCTTCCTTTAGGTTCACATGATTTAGTAGTTACACCAATAATTTCTGGTAGTGGTGATGTAGGAAACTTTGTTTTAGGTGCTGCATTTATAACTGTAGGAATAGTTAGTGGAGGAACTGGTTTTGCTCTTGGAGCAGGGGGTTTTGGTTTTACAGGAACAAGTTTAGCTGCTGGTATAGCAAATCTTGGTGTGGCAATGGTTTTAGGTGGTATTTCTCAGATGCTTGCACCACAACCTACTCTGCCTGAGAGTGTTGATTTTGATGGTTCATTTACAAATTTTAGTGGTGGCCCTGGCTCATTGGTAAAAGGTGCAGAGGGTAAACAAAGTTTTGCTTATACAGGCCCTACAAACGTAAGTGGTTTAGGAAAAACAATTCCAGTTATTTATGGAAAAGTTTTGACGGGAAGTTTGATTGTAGGAGCCCAAATAGAACCTGAGTCAGAAAATACAACAAAAGCAAAATTTTTTAGAAAAGCAGGAAAGCAAACTTTTACTTTAAATGGTGATGAATTAAAAGGATCATTTACTGACGCTGGTGGTCTGACTGC